CTGATCATTAATATGCCGCCCAGACACACCAAGTCTGAATTTGCTTCTTACTTGTTACCGGCATGGTTTCTGGGCCAGTATCCCGGCAAGAAAGTGATTCAGACGGCGCACACCGCCGAATTGTCGGTAGGTTTTGGCCGGAAGGTGAGAAACCTTGTGGACTCGGATGACTTCAAGGAAGTCTTTCCAAATCTGCAACTGAGGGCAGACTCAAAGGCCGCAGGCCGATGGAGCACCAATGACGGGGGCGAATACTTCGCTATTGGTGTTGGCGGTGCCGTAACCGGTAAGGGTGCTGACCTACTGATCATCGACGATCCCCACTCAGAACAGGAGGGTCAGTCGGGAGATCCGTCGGTCTTTGACCGCACCTATGACTGGTACACGTCCGGTCCTCGACAGCGTCTCCAGCCGGGGGGCGCCATCATCATTGTGATGACTCGCTGGCACATGCGAGACCTAACCGGCAAGATTCTTAAATCCTCCGCTCAACGGGCAGGCACCGACGAGTGGGAGGTTATCGAGTTTCCGGCAATCATGCCATCAGGCAAAGCCCTGTGGCCTGAATTCTGGAGCATCGCAGAGCTTGAGGCCCTGCGCAATGAACTGCCTTCCCCTAAGTGGAACGCGCAGTATCAGCAAAACCCAACGTCCGAAGAGGGCGCCTTAATCAAACGCGAGTGGTGGCAAGTCTGGGAAAAGGACCGACCCCCGCCGTGCGAGTTTATTATCCAATCTTGGGATACAGCGTTTTTAAAAACCCAGCGGTCTGACTTTTCCGCTTGCACAACGTGGGGCGTGTTCTACATGCCTGACGACGAGGGCCTATCAAAGCCCAACATCATCCTACTGGATGCATATAAAGAGCGTTTGGAGTTTCCTGATCTGAAACGCAAAGCCTACGAGCTTTGGACAGACATGCAACCCGATGCTTTTATAGTGGAGGCTAAAGCGGCAGGGATGCCTCTAATTTTTGAGCTTCGAGCGATGGGCATTCCGGTAGCGGAATACACGCCGTCTCGAGGAAATGATAAGATAGCGCGAGTCAATGCTGTAGCTGACTTGTTCGCATCTGGCGTTGTTTGGGCGCCACAAACAAGGTTTGCGGAAGAAGTGGTCGAAGAGTTCGCCGCGTTCCCTGCTGGGGAGCACGATGACTTGGTTGACTCCTCTACGCAGGCCCTTCTGCGGTTTAGGCAAGGCGGATTTGTGCCCCTCTACACCGACGAAGAGGACGGACCTACCGATTACGGCAGGAGAGCCGACTACTACTAAGGGGCGACATGGCCTTTTTGCAAAGTAACATCCCGCACTTTAAGTGCTGGGTGCGGCGTGAATACACGCACAATCATGAGAAGTATCATGGAGAGTTTCTCCACGCGATGGCGATAGCCGTCACGGCGATGCCGAACAGGTGCCTCAGCTTTCAGGTTATCTTTACTGGCGCTGAGACGTATGACGAGGACGAACCAAACGTCCACGGCGGTGCCATGTGGGCTAGGATGCCGATAACGGCCTTGGTGGCGGACACACCACTAGAGGAGTGGCCAGACCCAATGCCAACGTATGCGGCCCAGCCTTGGGATTGCTCATCGAGAACACATGCTGTTTATGTGCTCGACCGAGCCACCCCATGCCCATGGATGGCAAAGATAGAAGACCAATTTTATCCGGCTCGATACCTGTTTACCGTTGATTATACGGACAGCGAGATAGCCGACGACCCAGCACAGCACAAGCAAAGCCATGTTCTTGAGTTGTTAGATGCTGGGAGGTGGACGGGGAACATCGTTGCCCTGCCCAACAACAGAGTTAGGGTTACGCATCCCGCGTGGTTTGAGACGGGCGAAGGCGCTCCAGACTTCAGGCCATCCCAGCACATCCACTACTCTAAGTCGGATCTGGATTACACGCTGGACGTAAACAGAGTATTCAACAACCTATATGCAGGTGCCGAAGATGAAGATGAAGAGTAAGGGCTACGCCAAAGGCGGAAAGATGAAGACCAAGGGCTATGCCAAGGGCGGCAAGCTAAAAATGGTTGAAAAGGATGGCAAGGAAGTTCCATTCTTTGCCGCTGATGGAAAGGGCAAGATGGCCAAAGGCGGCATGACGCCAAAGACCAAGGGCTATTACAAGGGCGGTAAAACCATGAAGCCCAAGGGAATGGCCGCAGGCGGCATGACTCGTGGTTGCGGTGCGGCAACCAAGGGCACCAAACACTCCAACAAAATGGGCTAATCATGGCCATAGATAAACTCGGCACACCATTCGACCCAAATGAGGTCGAAGACGAAGCGATTGAGATAGTCATAGAAGACCCTGAGTCCGTCGGCATCTTTGATGAAGAGGGCGGCATGGTTATTGACTTTGACCCAGAAGCCGGAGAGCTAATGGGCATGTCTCACGATGCTAACCTTGCCGAGTTTATGGGCGAGGCTGAACTCGACATGCTGTCGCATGAGCTGATTGCACAGTTCGAGTCGGACCGCCAGAGCCGCGCAGACTGGGAGGACTCTTACGTCCGAGGTCTTGATCTGCTCGGCCTTAAGTTTGAGGACAGATCCACGCCTTGGGAGGGCGCTTGTGGTGTATTTCACCCAATGCTTTCCGAGGCGGTTGTTCGCTTTCAGGCGCAGACTATTCAGGAGATATATCCTGCTAGCGGCCCCGTAAAGACGACAATCGTTGGCAAAATTGACGACGAAAAGACCAAGCAGGCTAATCGGGTACAGAACTACCTAAACTACCTGATTACCCAGCGCATGACAGAGTACAGGACCGAAACAGAAAAATTGCTGTTCTCGCTCCCCATTGCAGGCTCTGCATTCCGTAAAGTGTACTATGATCCCAGCTTGGGACGCCCCTGCGCCATGTTTGTACCGGCGGAGGATTTTGTGGTGAGCTACGGCGCGTCAGACTTGTCGACCTGCCAGCGGGCCACTCACATCATGAAGCGGTCGCAGAACGACATCCGGAAGCTACAAGTTGCTGGCTTCTACATGAATGTCGATCTTCCTCCGCCGTCACCCGACATCTCGGAGATACAGCAGAAGTACAACCGGCTGACGGGCGACTCAGAGAACTATGAATTCGATAACCGGCACACCCTGCTCGAGATGCATGTTGATCTCGACCTGCCGGGTTTTGAAGACACAGATCGTGGCGAGCCCACGGGGATAGCGCTTCCTTACGTTGTTACGATTGACAAGTCGTCCAGAACGATACTGTCAGTTCGTCGCAACTGGTATGAAGACGACCCCAAGAAGCTACGCCGCGAGCACTATGTGCACTACCAGTATTTGCCCGGATTAGGATTTTATGGCTTCGGGCTAGTGCACATGATCGGCGGCTTGTCGAAGTCAGCGACCTCGCTACTCCGACAGCTCGTTGATGCTGGAACGCTTGCCAACCTACCGGGAGGTCTTAAATCACGCGGACTGCGCATAAAGGGAGACGATACCCCTATTATGCCGGGGGAATTCCGCGATGTAGACGTTCCGGGTGGTGCAATCCGCGACAACATAACCTTTATGCCCTACAAGGAACCAAGCAATGTGCTGTATCAACTGCTTGGCGATATCGTGCAAGAGGGGCGAAGGTTTGCGTCAGCGGCAGATGTAAAAGCGTCCGATATTAACGGCGAAGCACCGGTTGGCACCACGCTTGCGATCCTTGAGCGCGAGATGAAGGTATTGAGCGCGGTACAAAGCCGCGTTCATGCGTCAGTCTCTAAAGAGCTTAAGATCCTTTCTGAGCTAGTCAAAGACTATGGCCCAGATGTATATCCTTACGATGGCGATAACAAGCCATTGGTAAAGGAAGACTTCGACGACAGAATCGACATTATTCCCGTCAGCGACCCTAATGCAGGGACGATGGCGCAACGAATTATGCAGTATCAGGCGGCATTGCAACTGGCGCAACAGGCGCCTCAAATGTATGACATGCCCCTGCTTCACCGTCAGATGCTCGATGTGCTTGGCATCCAAGACGCAGACAAGATTGTCCCCACAGA